TCTCCCGGCCTTATCATTAAAAGCGCGAACTATTCAGTCTCTACCGCCCCAAGCGCGGGGAGAAGTTATACCTACACGCTACGGAGAAATTTCGCCGACCCGACGGGCGGTCCCTCTGCGACCATCTCAGGAACATCGACCACCGCCCAGAGCGACGGATATATCGTCGTCGCAGATGGCGATGTTCTGGTGAACCGATTAACCCCGTCCGGCACCCCAACCGCCGGGATGTTTCATTCGTGCTACACCGGATATTTCACTCAGCCGTTAATGACACCCGTATTCCCATGAGGACCAAAATGAAAAAACTAATTGCCCTGCTCTTAATCGCCCCCAGCCTCTACGCGGCCAAGCAATGCGCGACGCTGGACGGATCGGCCTATTCAATGGAACAGATCAACCACGCGCCCATGTTCGCGCACCAGATTGCCATTCCCCTAGACAACACAGCAAAGTTCCCGTCGATGACATATGACGCTCAGAAACGGATGACGATCTGCTTCGACGACGTGAGTTTTGACGTGGTGGCGAATATCACTATCCCCGCTATCGTAACCAAATACAACGCACAGAAAGCAGCAGATGCGGCGTATTTGGCACAGCAAGCGGCTTGGACCGTCCAGTTTGCGACCACGACCACCGCCCTGAACAATGCGCGGGTGACGGGTTTTAAGAACCTGACAGCAGCGAATCAGGCCGCGACGGTGCAGGGTCTTCTGGACCGCGAATATCTAAAGATTCAACTTGGGATTGACGAGAAATGAGCGAATACCGACTTAAAATTGAAAGGGAGAACAAGACAATGAACATCAGAGAACGGTTAAAAAAATACGGAGCAGTGGCCGCGATTCTTTGCGGGTTCATTTCTCCCGTCGTCGCATCAGCGCCAGTATACAACAAGCCGCTCGTCAATGAAACGGCTCTTGGGTACAGCAATACTTACGTGTTGAACATGTCGAGCCCCATGATTGATTCGCTGTCGTTCCAAGCGATCTATGGCAGCGCGACGATTCCGACGGTGTCTTTTAATGATGGGAAGCAATCCACGGCCACCATTACGGTGGTGAGCAATACGGCGCTGTCTACCGCTTCGGCGACCAACTACCTGACGGTATTGACCACCAAAAGCATCACGAACGCCGCCGTAACCATCAACGGAATCACACTGACGGGCGGCACGCATTGGTTTAATGATGTGACCTACTCGTCTTGGACAGCCCGGTCGATTCGGGACGCGATTAACTCATATGTCCCCGGCATTGTGGCGACAACGGGCGGCGCGAGTATCGTCTACGCGACGGCGACGGCTCCCGGCTCTTACGGGAACAACATCACGTTTACGTCCAATAGCTCGTCTATAACCATCAACACGCCTACATTTACGGGCGGCAGAGATAACGCCAGAATTAGCGTAAACGGCGTGCCACTGACGGCCAACGTTGACTGGTATCCGGGGGCTTCGGTGACAGCAACAGCCGACGCCATCGCCGCGGCCATGCGGGCAAATACCTCGATAGCGGCCATTGTGACCTCTACGTCCCCAAGCGCACGCGCGGGGGTGATTGTGTCGACATCCATCATTGCAGGGACGGCGGCGAATTACTCACTGATTTCGTCGACTCCGGCAGCCTTGACGGTGTCCAACACAAACACCTATTACGGCGGGACAGATTCGGCTCTTGGGTACGGAACAGGGATCATCACGGCGTCGAATCATCAACTGACGACGGCGCTCCCGGTGATTTACTCGACCGGATCAAACGTGACCATCTCCCCACTGGCTTCCGGGACTACATACTATGCGGTTCCGCTAACAGCCAGCACGTTTGGGCTTGCCACAACGTCCACCGGGGCTATTGCGGGAAGCTACGTGACGTTCACGTCGTCTTCTCCTTCCACGACCACGCACACCTTCACGGTGCGAACGTCTACCTTCACTGGAAGCGCGAGCTTCAAGTATCAGGGCTCGAATGACGGGACCAACTGGACGGACTTAACGACCCCCGGGGCTTCGATGACACAAGCGACGTATGTAAACCCTTCAACGTCGACCATCGTTGACCTTGGCAACGTGAATTATGGGTATATCCGCGTAAACGTGACCGGTCCGTCGGCGACCACGAATCAGGGAGCAATCTACCTGAAAGTGATTCCGAACGGCAAGAATACGACCAAATAAAGGAGATTTCTATGTATCCGATGGACGACGACGAGGAAATGAAGGATAAGGTTCTAGAGATGCTTGGCGGCGAGGTTGACGATTACGCCGGGTCGAAGCTGGAAGACGATGAAGAAAAGCCAGCGGATCAGGGCGTAACCATTGAAATCGCGGTCAAGCCCCACGGCGCCGCGGACGAAGAAGCCAAAGAGAAATTCATCCAAGAGGAAGAAGCCGAAGGTCACGACGATGTTCGGCACGCGCTCGGAATGTGTAAAGGTGGTTGCGTAAAATGACGGTTCCTTCGCCGTATCTGACCGTTGACGACATGGTGGACTCCGTCATTCGTGCGGCGAGGTTGCCTATTAGTCAGGTCACGTTCACGACTGACGACATCATTGCCTTTCTGGATGAGGAAGAAAAGACGACCATCTCCAGCTTGATCCACAGCGTCCGCGAGGAGTACTGGCTGACGAATTATGATCAGGCGATTACGGTGGGACAGTCTGAGTATGGGATGCCTCCTCGGGCGGTGGCGGGCGGCCTTCGGGACGTGGTTTTCCTTGACGCCTCTGGAAATGAAATCGAGATGGCGCACTTAGACCCGGACCAGTTAAAGACCCCTCCGTATTTCGTCGTGGCTCCGACATTCAGGGGGCAGGGATTCTTTATCCGCAACGATAAAGTGGTGCTTTTCCCTCCGACGTACAACAATACGGCGTATGAGCTTCGGGAGAAGTACGAGCGCCGGCCAAACACGCTGACAAGCGACGCCAACTGTGTGACGGTTGCCAGCATCAACGTCGGCACAAATCAAATTACCCTGTCGGCTTCTCCCCCGGGATGGGTGGCGGGGCAATTGATTGACGTCATTGACAACACGCCGCAGTTTACAAGCCTTAACGACAACCTGTTGATTTCTGGCGTCAGTGGTTCAACATTGACGATTGACGCATCAACGCCGATCTCGTCGGACATTACGGCGAATATGTGGGCGTGCCCGTTCGGGACGACATGTCAGCCGCAGATTCCCGTAGAGGCGTACCCTCTATTGGTTCAGCGTGGGGTCATGCGCATCGCTATCGCCATGCAGAATTCCAACATGTTCCAAGTGGCGGCGAAGCTGGCCGAAGATAGCGCCGCGCACGTGGTGAAGATGCTGACGCCGCGCGTCGAGGGAAGCCCTAAAAAGCTCGTCAACAGACGTATGCAGGTTGGTCGATTTAATTATCCGTTCTTCAGATAAGGAGGCGTTATGGTACAACCAGCGCAAAAAAGCAGAGCAAAAGCCGTCGCAGCGAACTTTGAAACCATCGTCGACAATGCGATTCACACAGCGGTTGGTAATTCGTTGTTGACCTGCAATGTCAGCATCGTCGGACGCAGCAACGCGGACGTGCAGCTCATGATCCGCGACCTTCGCATCAACGGGTATACAGCCACGGCGACAACGTCAACGCTGACGATTTCTTGGTAATTAATGTACTCGAGCGCTCTTGAATCGGCAGGGCTTTACACCTTCCCGAACAACCTTTCTAAGGTTCCGGTGGGGGCACTGCTTCAGGCCGACAACATCGTCATTAGCCGGGAAGGCGTAGCGGAATCGCGGCGTGGCGTTGCCAAAACAGGTACGACGCTCGGGTTGTCAGGGTCAGATTTTATCGACCAGTACTTTTCTTACCAGAACCGGCTGCTAGTCCATGACTCGACGGGCGTCTTGTCTTACGATTCAGACGGCGCTCAGACATGGACGGCCTTTACAGGCACGTTTGATCCTCCGGCATCCATCGCCAAGATCAAAGGCGCAGAGTCGAACAAGAACTTCTACTTCTCCACGGACGCTGGCATCTACAAAATGGACGCCTACAACGCACAGCCTACGACCGCGGGCGCTGTCCCTGCGCTCGATGGCACAGCCGCATTAGCCGGGGATGGATCGGGATTTCTTGGAGCTTCCAAGCAATGTGTTTATCAAGTGGTTTTTGGCTACACAGACGCGAACGGGAACCTGATTCTAGGGAGTCCGTCGCAACGTATTTTGGCGGTTAACTCGACAGCCGGCGACGATGATGTTGACGTCACGTTCACGGTTCCAAGCGAATGTTTTGTGGGGTACTTTTATCAGCTCTATAGAACGGTGCAGACGGATTACAGCGCCACTCCGTCGTTGAACGTGCCCCCCGGCGCGGAACCTCAATTAGCGGCGCAAAACGATCTGTCCAGCGGGGATATCTCGGCAGGGACTGTCACCTATACCGACATCACGCCAGATGAACTGTTGGACACCTTTTTATATACCAACCCGTCACAGGAAGGACCGACACAGTCGAATGACCGGCCTCCGATGGCAAACGATATGTGTTTGTACAACCAGATGATGCTCTACGCAGACGTCCAGAGCCGGCAGAACACGCAATTTAACCTGATTTCGGTAGATGCTCCAAACGGGATTCAGATTGACGACACCGTAACCGTCAACGCGGTGGTATTTACGGGAAAAGCAACGCAGAACAATGCCTCTCAGCAATTCGAGGTGGTGACATCCGGCACAGTGTCGGAGAACATCGACCAGACAGCCAGAAATTTGGTGGCTTGCATGAACGCCAACGCGGCGACGACCGACGTGTACGCTTTTTACCTGTCAGGGTATAACGATCTCCCCGGGAAAATCGGGCTTGAAGCAATATCTTTATCGCAAGGGGTGTTTTATGTTCTATCGTCGCGTGGCGGCGCGTTTAACCCTTTTCTTCCTGTTTCTGGCACTACTTTTGCAAGTTCAAATGATTCTACTCCTAATGGCCTTGCGGTTTCCAAGGTAGGACAGCCCGAAGCGGTCCCTTTTCTGAATTTGGTTCCGGTGGGTGGCGGTGATCAGCCTATTTTGCGCGTAAAAGCGCTCCGAGGCGTGGCTATAGTTATAAAAACCGATGGAATCTATACAGTCTCCGGAGCAACCCCCCAGACGTTGAGCGTCACGCTGTTAGATTCGACCATTATCTGCATCGCGCCTGAATCTGTAACACTTCTTAACAACAGCGTTTACTGTATGACCAACCAAGGCGTCGTTTCCATCACGGAATCAGGGGTGACGATTCAGAGCCGGCCTATTGAATCGGACCTTCTTGAAGTGACCGCGCCACAGTTCACCTATTTCAAACAAGCCACAGCGGCGATCAGCTATGAATCCGAGAGGCTTTACATTCTCACCTTGCCGACGAACGAACAAGACACCTATGGCACGCAAGCCTACTGTTTCAATTGGGTGACCAACGCATGGACGCGCTGGCCTATTGATATTTCGGCTGGAATCGTCAATCCATACGACAACCTTCTGTATCTGGGACGACCCGACACCGACAGGACGTTTGCGTATCAGGAACGCAAAACCTACACTTACAACGATTACATGGACGACGTTTTCCCTGTCACGATCTCATCCGTCGATACGACGGGATTGATTATCACCATCACCACTACCCCCGATGCCGATTGGGTCGGTTACGGATTCGCACAAACCGACGCCGGCATCGCCATTATCACGGCGGTCGATACGGGATCCAAGACCATCACCGTCGACATTGACGATTCAACTGTCCCGGGGGAAGCGTTGCCGTGGGTGGCGGGGGCCGCTGAAATTGAGGTTCCGATACCGCTTGACCTTATGTGGTGTCCACAGACCGGGAGCTATCCGCACGTCCTAAAGAGTTGGGGCCGCGTCAATTTCTGGTTTAACGGTGGGAATTTCCAGAACATCTCGACCGGTTTCCAGACCGACATCACAGGGCCAACGCAGACACTTGCGGCCATCGTGACGGGTGGTTACGGATTCGGACCCTTTGGCGGTGGCGCTTACGGCGGCACGGCGAATTTCCCGCAATCCATACAAACGCTTGTTCCTGTCCCGAACAGCCAAGCGCGGTGGATACAACCTTCTCTTTCGCTTTCGTTCCCGAAGACGCGATTCTCGAGCCTTGGCGTGACGATGAGCTATGACATCATCAGCGACGTGAGTGGGTGACCTATGGCAAGCCTACCAGTAACGCGCAAATTTAACCCGGGCGATTATAAGAGCTTGCCCGACGCTTTCACAAACCGGTTCATCTCGGCTTTAAACCTATTCACGGACCCGGTCTATGTGGCGCTCCAGAACGGAATCACCTTCCAAGAGAATTTCAACGCTCAGATTTTCAGCTTTGCCATTACCGGCGGCGCGACCGCGGCGTCTAATGCTGTCAATTTCCGGCAATTGATAACGGGGTTTCCGGTGGGACTCATCAAGTTGTCCTGTAATGTGTCGAGCGACCCGTCTATTCCTGTCACGTCGCCGGTCGATTTTTCTTGGTATGCCAGCGGAGGGCAGGTTTACATTACAGCCATTTCAGGACTGACGACCGGCACGCAGTACATTCTAAAAGTGATGTTATTTTGAGGTGACGCTATGGCTTACATTGACCCATTAGACCCCAACAACCAACAAGCGCAAATGGCCCCGAACGCGCTCTTGCAAACGCCGCAGACGGCGGGACAGGTGTCCTCTGGGCCAGCGGGTGGGGTAGCGTCAGCGGTTCCCCCGGCGGGAGTTGCAGCCCAGACCGGTGGCGGGAAAGCGCCTCCTGTCCAGAACCTTTCAGCGTACTTGAAAGCCAACGCGCCGCAAGCGCAGGGCATGGCTGACAAGATAGCGACTACTCTGGGAGCCGGAGCCAAGCAAGTGCAAAGCGATATGGCAAACGCTCAGTCGGCGTTTGATACTGAAGTTCAGACCGGCAGCGTACAGCCAGACCAAGGATTGATTCAACAGGCCGCCGCCGACCCGGTGAATTTTGTCAAAGACCCCAACAATGTCCAAGCGTTCCAGAAGCAGTTAAACGCGAGTTACACAGGCCCACAGGATTTTCAGGGGACCAAGTATTATTCCGACTTAAACAGCAAGATTTCGTCAGCGGTGGCAAACGCCGGCTCGACCGACCCGAAGAACATTCGGCAGGTTGTACAGAAGTTAGAGACAAACCCAACGGCTGGCATGACGGCCCTTGACGCGCTTGTCTTGCAGCAGAATCCCGGAGCCATCGGGACGGTTAAGAGCGCACAAGCCCCCTATGCCACGCTCAACCAAGCGCTTTCGGATATGGTCACGCAATCCAACGCCAAGATTCAGGCAGCCCAGAGCGGAACGTCTGCGGCCCCGCAAGCGGTTAAATCTGTGTTTGATCCAATGGCGCAGAATTTTAAAGCCACTTTAATGAACCAACTTCAAAACGCAGCCAGCAAGCAAGCGATCAATTCGTCCACGTACAATTCTCTTTTGACCAACATTCAGTCTGGAAATTATGCAGCCATTACCCCGAGCCAATACGCTGCTCTTGGGGTAGACCCTTCGCAGTTCCAAGGCATTTCAAACGCAAATTCTGTCATCGGTAACAATTTCCCGGGGCTTGCTCCAAACTTTGCGGCCTACATCAACCCCGGAGGAAATAAGTCTATCTCTCCCATCATGGAGAATGTCGCTGGCACAAATGATTTCGACATGGACGCTGCCCTTGCGACGCTCCTCGGGAATGGCTACTCCTCTTCTCTTAATCAGTCACTAAGGAATCAAGCCGGCACTTACAAAGAAGACATCCAAAATCCGACCTTTAATCAGGACGCGATGATGGATGCCATGATCGACGCTATTTTGGGGAAAACGACGTTTAATAATTATTCAAGCGATCCAATCGGTAAAGAACTTACGGCGCTTGGATTAGCTAAAGGATTTTCCACCGGGCAACAGGCGGGGCAAGTTAATTACCTTGATCCGCAGACAATTGCATCAATAGACGCATTGTTGGGCATTTCTGGATATTCCAAAGTGCCATTATTCTAAGGAGATGAAAATATGGCGCAGCAATTTAACGAAAAAGGTGCAGTTGGTGGGGGTGTTGGTGGGGCTGGAGCGGGTGCAAGCTTTGGTCCTTGGGGCGCTCTTATTGGCGGCGGGGCGGGGGCTCTAATGGGTGGATTTATGGGCGGCGACGACGGGAAAGCAACGGAAACTTTACTAAATGCTCTTGAACAAATCCGACAAATTCAAGTGCCATCGGCAGAGTCGATGCAGATTGAATTGCAGCAGTATGTTCAAGCCGGCATCCTGACGCCAGAGGAAGCGCAATATTACGCGGCCAACCCGACGGAATTCGCAAAGATCAAGATTAATCCCAAGGGTGAAGAAACGCAGATTCAAGCAATCGACAAGCTTATGCAGATTGCCAACTCCGGGGGCATGGACCCACAGGAACAAGCCGCCCTCGACCAGACCGTCCGGGCGCTTAATGCCCAAGAAAAAGGTCAGCGCTCGTCAATCTTGCAGAACGCGGCGCAACGAGGGATGCTGAACTCCGGCATGACGACCGCCGCGCAGTTGGATGCTAACGCCGCCGGCGCAGCCAACGCTAATCAGCAAGCGTTACAGGCGCGTGCAGACGCGGCGACCCGCGCGATGCAAGCATTGACCACGGCGGGAAGTATGGGCGCGACGTTGCAGGGGCAAGACTGGCAGCAAGCCGCGCAGACGGCCAGCGCCGCGGACGCCATCAACAAATTCAACGCTTCACAGCAGAACGAAACGGCGCAATTTAATGCGTCGAACAAAAACGCGGCACAAGGGGCAAACCTCGCCAACGCGCAGGGGATTATGAACGCCAACGTTGCAGCGAATAATTCAAACACCACAAGGAACGCGGACCTGATTCAGCAGAATTTCACGAATCAGTTGAACAAGTCGTCAGCCGCCGCCGGGATGGCGCAGCCTTTAGCGGGCGTTCAGTCTCAGAATTCGCAGGACCAGAACGCTTTTATGGGCAATCTCATAGGCGCAGGGGCTACGGCGTTTGGGAACGCTTACAACGCCAACAAGCAAAAGCCAGATACGACCAAGCCAGCGACAGGGGCGCACGGTGGAGAGGTCACGGACTCCGGCGATATCATCAATTACATGCGCCAGAAATACCCGTCTGAAGGTGTTCCCGTCAGTGGTCCCGATTATGTCCCGGACATTTACACAGATAAAGACAACCGCCAGCAGGTGACGCCTTCTTATTTGGCGCAATCGGGCGGCGAGGTTCCGGGAAATGCCCCGGTGGCGGGTGATTCACCGAAGAATGACATTGTGCCGGCGGTATTGAGCCCCGGGGAAATCGTTATTCCGCGCACGGCGGCGCAAAGCCCGGACAAGGTTATGGAATTCCTTCGCAGAATACGCAAACCGGAGCCAAGAGTAGAACCAAAGCATGTGGCGACCGTGCTGGAAGCGCTCCACCACATCCAAGGGGCTTAAAATGAACAAGTACAACGACGATTGGGAAACACTAGGCGACCGCATCCCGGACGAGATCAAGAATTGGGTGGTGGTCAACCAGAAAGATGAGCGCCATCCGGTCGAAAAGCTTGTGGACCGGGAAAAGGCCGCAGGGAGCGACGTTCCCATGATGGCCTCGGGCGGGTTTGTCCCAGAAGACCCGGACGAAATCGACCCCCGCGAAATTGACGCGCTACAGGCCCAAGCAGCGGCCATTCCCCCCGCACAGGTCCCGATGCCCGAAACTCAGGCAATAATCGAACCTAGGCCGGTTTCCGCGCCAGCCGCGGCCCCTGTAGACTACGGGGTGCAGGCCGACAAGATCATGGGCAGCACCCCGGAGAGCCGGCAAGCCGTATTTGACCGGACACAGGCGCCAAGCATCGGAAACGCCATCGGGAGCTTTGGGGCGGGGCTTGGCGACGCTATCGCGCGGAGTTACGGGCACGATGCCGGCGCGAACCACCAGAAGACGTTCCAAGGCATCATTGAAGGCCGGAATCAGGCGTATCTGCAGAACGAGAAGGACAAGGTTTCGATGGGAAAGGAACGGTTTGGCATTTCCCAACAATTGGAGGCTAAGTCTCCGAGTTCCCCTTTGTCGCAGCAGCTCCAGCAGACCTACGGGCCACTCCTTAAAAAGATTGGATTCTCAGATGAGGACATTTTCAAAATGTCTGCGTCAAATATATCTGATTTGACAGGGAAGTCGGTCGATATGATGAAAGCGGAATCCGAAGCCGCGATGGCCGCGGCCAGTCTTGGGCTTAACACATATAAAGCGAAAGCAGAAGTTGAGCACCAAAAGAAAGAAGACGAATCTAGCGCGAAAAAGGAAAGGGCAGGGGCGGCGAAACAACTTGCAGAACGTGGCGTATGGAAGCGCACGACGGATTTCATCACCCAGAATCCGGCGACAAAGGTTCTGGAGCAACAGGCAGGGTTGCGCCCGGCAGACAATGAAGTTGAACGCCGCACAAAGGACGGGAAAATAGGGATTTACGATGTAAATACAAAGCAATTCCTGAGGTATAAATGAGCGCCGGACCTAGTTGGGACGATACGGAGCCAGTTGAGCAATCGGGGCCTTCATGGGACGAAACCGAGCCTGTTGAGGGGTATGTAGAGAAAACCGTTAAAAATATCATCCCTGACTTGAAGCAGACGGCGATCGGGATCGGCAGCATGATTAAAGAGGGCGCTTACGAGATGCCGAAACGGGCAATGCAAACCGGCGTCGAGATGGCCGGCGGCGTGCCTTATGCCGAAACCCCGTCAGGCCGGCAAGCCGTAAACCTTGTCCAGAACGCGCCCCAACAGGCCGCAGAGATGGTTCGACCGATCACCCATCCTATCGACTACATGCAAGAGCATCCTGTCCAGCAAACCCTCAACATCTTGGGCGCAAAACAGTTGATAGGCGGGATGATGCCTAAAAAGGCACCGATGGCCGCGCCCGAGATGCCGATGCGGACCCCGGAAGCGCCACTACCGCCGCCAGAAGCACCGATGGCCGCGCGGCAGATGCCGAAAGTGGCCCCCGAAGCGCCGCCGGTCGGCGCGGAGCCCCCTCCGATACCCAAGGCAGCGCCGGAGCCGCCGCCAGCCGCCGCTAAAGGGCCGATTGACCCGCTTCAAGACGTGAAAGACTTCTTAAAACGAACTCAGGCAAAAGCCGAAGCGGTTCCCGGGTGGCAAGAAAAAGCCGCCAAGTATGTGAAGAACGAGGTGGCTGATTTTCGCGCTAAAGATATCGGGATGCGTGACCCTATGATTCGCAGCCTAGACCCCAAGCGTCCCTTGCAAGCACTCCAGAAGGCCGAAGACCTTATGGACTACGCAGGGGAAAAAGGGTATTTCAGGCCGGGGTTGACGGACGTCGCACGAAAGGACGCCATCGCATCGACAATAGAAAAAACCGGGGCCAACATTGGGGCGGTTCGTCAGATTGCAGGGAAGCGCGGAACGCCTCCGATTGCGGAAATACGAAAAGCCATCCTTGACGAACTCACGGCAGAGTATGGAGAAAAAGCCGCAAGAGAGATTAAAACGGTCCTTAGTGATTTTGACCGGAAAGTAAAAGAGAACCCGACGTATCAGGGCATGGCCGACTTGGCGACCTATCTAAATCAAGAGAAAAAGACATTCAACAAGATCGGTCAAAATGAAGGACCAACAACCGACGCGGCGAACATTGTGAGCCGCATGAACAACGACTCCCTGAGAAGCGTCCTCTCTCCGGCAGAGAATAATTTCTACACCGAAAATCTGCGCGATTTTGGAGCGCATAAAAAGCTTGAACAGATGGTTGCTTCCTCTGCCCGGCGGGCAATGACGGGACGGGGGGCGCCGGGTGGTGCTTTCTCGGCAATCTGGCAACAGCTATGGGATCGGGGCGGCTATCGCATGGCCGGAGATGTGGCGAACCGCGTCAGCAGTAGCGTGCTTAAAAATCCCGGGCGCATTAAATCACTGCCTGAGTTTTTCGAGGAATTAGCGCACCATTCCGGCGAGTCGTTTGACGAGTTAATCGGCGGTATGTGGCAAGGCGGCGAAGTGCCTGAAGACGTTGCTCAGTGGGTAACGTCAAAAAACAAGTAAAGGGGTAAATTGTGATTGGACACGGAAATCGGATAGAGGACATCGGATTCGGGCGCGTGCTTAAATTCTGGCCCCTTCTGGTGGCTATTTTTACGTCCGGGGCATGGTATCAGAGCGCAACAGCGACAAAAGAGATGTTAGCTATTGTTAAGAAGCAGACCGATGAGCATGAGCTTCGCATCACTCGTGTCGAAGATGCTGTGGTCTATTTGAAGGAATTGGTGGCTTTACGAAAAAGAGAACACCGAGACTAGTTCCGAAGCTGAAAGTCTCAACGCGCTATGTGTGCCCGTCATGTCTTAGCAGATCGCGGCAAAGCGTCATTGAAGCCCGTCACTCGGTGGGTGAGCTGTGGGTAATGTCTTGCTGCGATTACTCGGCTTGCTCTTGGGAGAAGAAAGTCACCGCGGGGTACGTGAATGGCGAATTGCGTACACTCGACGGGGATTCGGTGGACGATTAGGAGGGGGACCCAACATGAAAGACATATTGACCTTGTCAGATGCGATCCACCTAGCCTTTAGCCGTCCTGAATATGCTCCCCAGATTAAGCGCGACGAGAAGGGCGCTATTGTCAGCATGACGACCCACTGCAACCAGTTTGTAAACGAGGTCTTGTCTTTCATCGGATTTGGGGATTTGGAAGGCAAGATGGCGAACGACATTGTGGACTTTATCAAGGCACACCCTCAATGGTCCGAAGTCTCTATGGACAAATGCCAAGCACTCGCCAACGCCGGGACATTCGTAATTGCTGCCATCAAGGCCCCCGTCCACGGTCATGTGGCTATCATTTGCCCGGGGAAAGAGAAATCCTCCGGGCGGTGGGGCCAAGTGCCGTCTTGTGCCTCTGTGGGGAAAGAGAACACGATAGGGCGCGGGATCAATTGGGCGTTCAGTGAGATGCCTTCATTTTACGCCTACAGGCCGACGTTATGATCCGAAAAGTTATTGTCCTAATCCTTTTCCCATCTCTCGCTTTTGCGGGGGTGTCGGCGTCATTCCCAAACGCTCAGGCCCAGACGGATTTCATCGCGTTCACGACGACATACTGGAACGTGACCGTGAAGCCGGGGTTGTTCGCGGGGGATTACAAGCTCGCGGTTTCCAGCCGGACGTCTGGGGTTCCGGTTCTTGTCAGTTCCCCGATAGCGACCGCGACCGCCTTTGACGAGTGCTACGTCTACGGATTTGGTCTTGGAATGGACGTGGAGCGACGGACAAATCTGAGCATTATTGACCAGCTAAAGCAGAGCGTCGTCGCAAATGGTAATTGCGGCGGGTTAAGCATGAATACAACCAATTTCACCCTTCAGAACGCTTACACGCAGGGGTGCTATACGGCGGCGAACCTGATCTTTTCGACCATCACGGTCAGGGACACGTTGCCATGGTTCATGCAACCATGACGCTTTCCGACACAATCAGGAACTGGCTGTTAGAGCTGGTTCTATCAAAACTAGATGCAATGGAGGCCGAAATGTCACTTACCACAGACGCGATCACAGCCTTAGACTTAAAAATAGATGAATTGATCTTGGCAATCAAAAACAACACGGATCAGGCCCCCACATTGGCGGCAATTGCGACCATCGGAACGAAGGTTCAGGCTACGATTGATAGCTTGAACGCGCCCATTCCGTAACTATGTGGACCCCAGATTGGTTGTTGAAATTGATCGGGAAGCAAGTCGCTAATAAACTGGAACTACAGGAGGACAAGAATATGGAATCGAAGCCGTGGTACAAATCTCAGACAATCTGGACGGCGGTAATTGCCGGGGTATTGGGAATCTATGGAGCTGTAAGCACTATCCATCCATTACCCCCTATCCCTGAATGGGTCTACACGTTGCTTGGTGCGGTAGGTCTGCATGGACTACGAACCGCAGCCACAAAGGTTGGCTAAACCCGTCAATTAGCGGAATCCTCCCCGCGCCCCCCGGGCTGGTATTGACCCCACCAGTCCGGGGGTTTCTTTTTCCTTTCCCCTTGAAGTTTGTACTACAAAATGTTATAACAATCAAAAGGAGGACAAAATGCCAAACCAAAAAAACAAGAAGAAGTATCCCGTTCTGTCGGTGCGCGTAAGCGATGAAGAAATGACACACATACGACGATCTTCGCACATGCACGGACTCACAATCCCGCAATATGTCAGGTCTGTACTGGTCCCGCTTGAAATCAGAGTGAGAAAAATAGTTGTTGACAAATTGTAAACAATCAAGTATACTGGAAGGGTAGCAAGACAGACAAAAGGAGGATATATGAAAAAGGAATGCACGGACGGTTTGGAAAAGTTAAACGATCTATACGGCGTCCACTATAGGGTTCGGCTTGGCGTGTGGTACAAAGCAGGGGAATTTAAATCGTATGACGACGCCAATCGTATAGCAATGGAATTAAGCAACGAGTACGACACCCGAGTTGTACACCTAGAAAGAACGGTCCTTGATTCTTTTTGTTCAAAGGGGCACAAAGTGAAATCATACGAAGTGGCTTTTACGCGGACCGGGGTTAAAACGGTCAAGCACTACGCCTAAAGGAGGGGTTCAAAATGAACGAGAAAGAGACATTCTTCATCACCGCCGGAGGGGTCACGATCATCACGCACGGACGCGACAATGTTCTGGAATGGGTCGACTTCATCTTGGATAGGGGGATGGCCCCCGTTGTCGAAAGGAAGGCGGCCTAATGAGCGCCTACGGATGGGCGAACAGAAGCAGCCGCGCGGAGAAATGGAAGGCCATGAACAAGGTTCAGAAGAACGGTGACTTATGGAAAACGGTGCAAGTAGCGACCGTTCTGGGGATTGTGGTTTACCTGATATCGCATCTCCTCTACTTCTGGTGGTCGCTATGAACGGGGCAACGCATGATCATTTGGTGGAGTGTTTAAACTGTAGCGTCCGCATATCAGATATCCGGGATTGCATCTGCTCATCACATCCAGTGACCTACGCAGAGTGCCGATATTGTTACGAAGAAAGGGTCAGCAACGAAATGGAACGGAGGAGGAATCAATGACATCAAAAAAGAAGGGTCAAGAAGATGTAGAAGAAACGACGCTGGCAGTGGGGAAGGCGTTCAGTCTTACGCCGACGAATCTGGATCAGGCTTTCAAGCTGGCAGAGTTGATTGCGAACTCAGACTTAGCCCCGAAGGACTTCAAAGGGAAAGCAGGTAATTGCCTGATTGCAATGCAGATGGGAATGGAGGTTGGGCTTGCCCCTATGCAAGCGATCCAGAATATTGCGGTCATCAACGGGCGACCGACCGTTTGGGGAGATGCAGCGATGGCGCTTGTTTTGGCTTCGCCGATATGCGAATACGTCCGTGAAGAATGGGACGAAAAAACGCAGACTTGGACCGTTCGCGGGAAGCGCAAGACGGACCCGAATGAGGGGGTATACACCTTCTCTATGGCAGACGCAGATAGGGCTGGATTATCGAAGAAGGAGGGGACATGGCGCAGCTACCCTAAGCGCATGATCCAAATGAGAGCGCGGGCGTTTTTATTGCGCGATAAATTCACGGACGTCTTAAAAGGTCTTTCAATCCGTGAGGAAGTATCAGACTACGTTGAAACCGTCGCAGACAAGGCACCGGCCATCCAAATGCCAAAGGCTCAACCGACAGAACTGGCCCCGGTTGTCAAGAGCGCAGATGGGCAACCGATGGTTGCCGGAGAATTGAGTTACTTTCTTAAAGAGTTAACACGTCTTGGCGCGGATATGGAGGAGGTCGCGCGATTTGTGAAAGACAAATTCGCCGCGGACTCTTTGACAATCCTATCGAGGGCTCAAGCGAAACAAGTTTTAACCGCTTGGACTGACGAACCCGTCGCGGAGCCGGTCAAATGATCCAGCAAGACGTTGTGTTTGACGAGATCACGCACACGTACACGCAAGCGGGGGTGCCATGCCCCCGCAGCGTGACGGGGTTGCTAAAGAAGTATGGCATGACTCCAGACTTTTCCAGAATTCCAAAAGACATTCTGGAAGTTGCAAGGCAGCGCGGGTGCGCATATGCGGAAGGCCGTCGGCTATTGCTTCAGGGGAGAGAGCTGGACCCATCGACAATTGATCCGCAGATTCAGGGCTATATAAAAGCGTTCAAGTCTTTTTGGAAAGATAGCGGAGCCGTACTCATTGAAACAGAAGTCCCGCACGTGTCGCCTTTGGGGTTTGGGTTCAAAGCGGACATCTTCGCTTTTGTTGCAGGGCGGCGAATGGTCATTGACGACAAATGTACGGCAGAAATACCAAAAAGCGTCGGCTTACAAACAGCCGGCTATTCGCTCGGATGGGATAGCTTGGAACCAGAAGCAAAGATAGAAGGCCGCGCCGTCTTGTGGCTTAAGAAAACAGGGGAGTACAAATTCCGTCTACTGGAAGATCCAGACGATATGTCCGCGTTCATGGACATCTTAAATGCAGACATCAAACTAACAAAATGGGGGAGCAAATATCATGAGTAATATCCAGATCGTTGAGCCAGAGGTTGTTGATTTGCAGGTTTCGAATGGAGATATGCGGGCGCAGGTGGCAATGTTGAAGGTAACGGACGACGCCAGTTTTCAATACGCTGCCGGTCTTCTGTTGGAAATCAAGAAGCGTTACAAGATCATTGAAGACAGGTTTGCAGAGCCCGTTTCCCTTGCCCATAAAGCGCATAAGGCCCTCACAACCCTGCGCGATAGCGTCCTATCGCCATTGAAGCAAGACGAAATGACCGTTAAGCGTGAAGTCGGAAATTACCAGATGGAAGTCGAAAAACAGCGCCGCGAAGAAGCCGAACGCCTTCGCCGCCAAGCGGAAGCCCAAGCCGAAGCGGACCGCATCGCTAAAGCACAAGACCAAATGGACCGAGGCGATTTGTCAGGGTGCGCTCAAACGCTGGAGGCTCCACTAGCCCCCGTTGTCGTTGAAGTCAAGACGCCAGAAGCGCCAAAGATTGCCGGTATTTCGATGCGCGACGAGGTTATGTTTAAAATCTCCGACCCCGACGCGGTCCCGCGAAACCTTTGTTGCCCTGACGAGAAAAAAATTAAAAACTACGTCAAGGCGATGGGAAAAACCGCCAGCATACCCGGGGTTATGGTGTGGGTTGAGAAAGTGGTTTCTGGGAGAGTGTAATGGACGACGTTAAGTTAATCAACGAAAAGCTTCGGTCGTACCCAGAGGACATTTATAAGGCGTCCACTCGAACCGAAGACCTGCGAGAAAAATGGCAGCTCACAGAAGCGCGAAAGGAAATGGAGTCAGCTAAAGCTTACATGGCGGCGCTGGCGTTCAATAATACCGCAGGGAAAGCAAAAGCAAAGGCGGCAGAGGCTACTTACGAGACAACGCAATCGGTCATTATTGCTGAATCTGCATATAGGCGGGCGCTGGCTGACCAGACAAGATTAGAAAATGAATTCACAGCCGTCAGAAAAATGGCTGAAATGCTGAAATTAACAGAGTTTCATTTAAGGGGGTAACATATGCCAATACCTGTGATTGCCATATTAGCGGTTGGCGTCGTCTCGGCTTTATGGCCGGCTCCAAAGCTGGACCATCAAGCGCCGGCGTCGGGTGGTGTCTTTGCGCCCGCGTCGGTTTCTACATTCAGGCCCAGAGAAACACAAACGTTCAAGGCTGAAGTCACTATCCCGACGGTAAATCAGGACGAAATAAAACTTGACACTTGGAAATAGAAAAAGGAAAATCACACACATGGATACCCTGAGAAAATCCGACACCTCTCCATTTCCTCCACGGCTCTGCAGCCTTCACCTCTCAGGGTATCTGTTGCATCCGTGGGGGGTTTTTTATGCCTAAATTGCACTGGATTAAATTTCATCCTTACGATTGGATGAACGACACCCGGGAGCTATCAGCCGAAGCTAAAGGGTGCCTCATAGACATCCTTTGTTTGATGTGGAACGCACAAGAGCGCGGGCGATGGGTGGGGGACTATAACCAGTTCGCCAGAGTGACCGGAATCCCTTGGGAATCGGCCCCAAGGATCATCGCGGAGTTGTCGGCTAAAGTGTTACGCGTAACGGACCGTAACAATTTAGTAACGCTTGAAAACCGCAGAATGTTAAGAGAAGATTCGCACTATAAAAACGCGGCGAATCGTCAAAAGAGGTTCCGCAGTAACGCTATCAGTAACGCTTCCGTAACAGACAAGACGTTAAAGACGTTAAAGAAGTTAGACGTTCAAGACGTTAGAAGACGTCAACTACAACACCAAGATATCGCGCTACCGCGCGAACCCATCCAACCGGTGGAATTACGGGAATATCGAATCCCGGAGCCGAAAGAAGACCCGACCGCGGCTTTGGTGATGTACTACAAGGCGGTCAAGAAGACGATCCCGTTTGACGACCGGTCTTGGGACAAGACGCACTGGCCGCGCTCTGCTAAAGCTGCCTCTGCCGTTTTGAAGGTCTGCGGCTCGTATGAGTCCGCGCGGGCCTGTATTGACGAGGTATCAGAAAGTATGGGGGAAAAGTCGTGGACGCTGGAAACGATAGTCCGATGGGCGCACGAATGGAAAGCCAAACAAGGGGGGAAAGACTATGGAGCCACAAATAGCACGCGCTTTTACGATGCGGTTGCTAAACAGCGCACAAATTCAAAGTTTGCGGGATTACGAGCAAACGCTACCGCCGGGCAGATACTTGACAGCGTTCGAGATATGCAAAGACTTCAGCTTGAAGCCGAAGGAACCGATATCGGAGCAAGCAGAGATGCAGATGAAAATGTTGTGGCGGGAATTCGAGAAGACGCTGTGGAAGCAGAGGCAGATTGAAGAAAAAAACTATGCCCCAACAATTAGGGGTTTTCAGGGCAAGACGTACCACGACGAGATTCATCAGTGGGAAAATTACGCCATGCAAAATTATAAAGACGCCAGCTTGTCGGCGCTGAATTATTGATATGCACCAGAAAGATTCGATTTTAGAAGCGTTTAAGAAAAGCGGCAACACAATGACGCTTGGCGAAATCCTGAAGCACTCATGGGGGTATGAATTCCGCGCCCGGGCGACCGAGCTGCGGAGGAAAGGGTTCACGGTCCTTCTGGCGAGAGGCAAAACGCCAAGTGAGAACCGATATCACATTATCCCCCCGGCCACGGACGGCCAGATGGCCTTTTTATGACCTGCGCACCCCCGGCCCGGGATTTGGCTTTTACGTTTACGGTCCCGGGAATCCCGGTCCCGAAAGCACGCGCCCGGGTAAACCGCGCCGGCTGGAGTTTTACCCCTAAACGCACCCAACAGGCCGAAAACGCGGTCAGACTCTACGCCACAATGGCCCGAAAACGAACGGAAATGGCCTTTTTAGGCCCGAATTGCGAAAAAAGGCTATATGTGTGCGTCAAGCTGTACGGAGCCCGTAAAAACGCAGATTTGGACAATCTGTACAAACTGGTTACAGATGCCTGTCAGGGGTTGCTTTACAAAAACGATTCTCAGATTGATTGCGCCCTAATCTATCGCTTCGATTGCCCAAAAGGCCAAGAGCGAACGGAAGTCATTATTCAGAGCATGGAAATTGAACCATGATCATCTCGGAAAAGGTGAAAAAAATGTACTACTTTGACCAGTCAGCCCATAACGGAATCGGAGACACCATCTACGTGTTCGATACGCGCACGGAGGTTTATGTATGGCTTTTTCTCATGCCATTTATTGTCGCGTTTACGGCTTGGGCAATTTACAAGTTGATCGACAGGGATATGCGATGACCATCGAATCCAAAATCTGCGTGGTGGTGATCTACCTCTGTCTCTTGGGTGGGATCATCTGCGGGTATCTGTACCACGAAGAGAAGACGGAGATGGGGCGTATCGGGATGCAATTAGAGGCTCAGATCAACCACGGACGGGCTAAATGAAGTTTTGGCTGAAGGTCCCGATCTACTTGTTTTGGATGGCAATAGGCGTTGTGATTCTGACGGTCTACGTGATCGTGACCGAGACAGTCAAGCTGGCCCAGAGAATGGGGAAGGAGAGGGTATGAAATTCCGAAAGAAACCAGTAGTCATTGAGGCGATGCAGTTCTTCGTAAATACGCCTGATGGATGGCCGCTAGGGGTCTACAAAGACGGCAATAGGCATTGCATTGATACCTTGGAAGGCCCTTTAAATGTTTCAGAAGGCGACTGGATTATCACCGGAGTAAAAGGCGAACGGTATCCTTGCAAGCCTGACATCTTCGAGGCGACATATGAGCCAGTTGAATAAACGCGGCGTAGTCCCCATCTGGCTCTTGGGAGTGATTTAAGTGTATGGCTTGGATTTATTTAGCGGTATCGGAGGAATCACCAAAGCCCTTGAAGGATACGTCACCCCTGTCGCTTACTGTGAAAACGACCGATACGCTCAAGCCGTTCTCTTATCACGAATGGCTACAGGAGACCTCCCGCTTGCACCGATATGGGATGACGTTACCACGCTACGCGGAACCTACATTCCAAGGGTCGATATTATCTACGGAGGATTTCCATGCCAAGACATTTCTGTTGCGGGACGCGGAGCTGGCCTGGAAGGAAAGCGAAGCGGTTTATTCTTCGAGATCGCTCGGCTCATTGGCGAGATACGACCGCGATTCGTATTCCTGGAGAACGTATCAGCGATCACTGTTCGAGGAGCAGAACGAGTTGTTGGGGAGCTTTGCCGCCTACGGTATGACTGTCGATGGGGAATTTTATCCGCTGCGGATGTGGGAGCGCAGCACAGGCGAGATAGATGGTGGCTGTTGGGCCACGCCGAACGCAAGGGATGGGAAGGATTTAAGCAGGACAAAAGCATTCCTGGCGGCCAGAGAAAGGCATTCCCCGTCATTAGCAACCATAGCTCTCATAAATGGACTGGAATGGACGAACGTGGTTTCCCTGTACGAGAACGCAATGGGGTACGCGTTTTCATGGACAGAAATAGAATCCACTCCCTCGGTAACTCAGTGGTTCCGGCCCAAGCGCGAGAAGCCTTTGAAAGGTTGATGGGATTAAAATGAATTTCTCCGTCGAGCATCTAAATAAAAAGGACCCGAAAGGGACAGGATTCTCTGTAGTGGTTAATCCTAAGCTCGGCGGGGGATGTTTTGGAATTAATAAGAGAGGCATTGTCCCTCTCTGGCTCTTGGTCGTCGCTGGGATGCTGGCGGTGGCCGTGATTGAGGGGGTGCGGAAGTGAAAATAAAGCATTTGCTGGCCGCAATCATCGTGACGTGGGATGTGGTGACGTATGGGCCAGAAAAAGAGGTTAAACATACAAGTCAGTATACGGGAGTCACCTACACCTACAAGGAAAAGCAGTTAGACCAAAGACGGCCAATGATTAAGAGATTCAAAACGAAGGAAGAAGCCATGCAATTTCTTAACGATGCCCCTAACTCAGAACTCCCCATATTCGGGAAGGATCTTCAATATCAAAAACCAAGTGTGACCATACCTTTAATAGGCGGAGATTACTGGCTGGACAATTTCGTTGTCAGAGATGAGAACACCGTCTATTACGACGGGAGAGAAAAGAAGTGAATGGACGCCATCGTACCACCCTTGGCGTTCGTGGGACTGCCGAATGTTCAGGTCGTGCAGGACATCGCGCAATGGATTTGGACGCACAAGATGTATCTGGGGATGAGGTGGCTGGCGGCGTCGCTCTTGTTTGCGGCGTTCTGGATACTGGTCATGGCGATAGCGGGACACGAACGAGATGACGACTGAGGAGGATGGGATTATGAACTGCGAATGTGGTCATGACGTATTTGAGCATAGGTCTGGGAAGAGATGTCAAACACGTTATTGTCTATGTAAAAGATTCAAGGAGAAAAGATGACCCCCACCGAGAGAGCGAAGGAGATCGTCAGAGGGGATTGGACCGCGAATTTTTGTAATGACGATGATTGCATTACGGACGCTGAATGGCGAAAGTTGGAATCCATAATCGCCGCCGCCCTCACCGAAGCCAGAGCCGAGGGGTTTAGGGAGGCTAGGGATAAGGCGTCCGAACTCACGGTGGATCACAATGGGTGCGTGAATGACGAATGTTTCAAACGGAATTGCGCGACGGTTCTATTCGACAAAATCGAAGCCCTCGCGCCGGGGGAGAAATGACGTTTACTGACGAGGATTTGAAGCGGTTGAAAGAGAAAATAACCGAAGGGATAAAAGAACAGGACGGATGTTTGACTGTTTTTATGGACCATGCTCAAGCCCTCCTCGCTCGCTTGGAGGCTGCCGAGAATACCATAACAGCGGAGCGATGCCCCGACTGTCCCGATCAAGGATGGTATTGGTATCGTCAGCCAAGCACGGAAGACGCTGGACAAGCGCAATGTCAGTATTGTTTTGTGACTCCAAACTCTCTATTTCATGCCTTGGAAGCATGGAAAAAGGCCGCTGGCAAATGACAATTCGTCGGGGGTAATCCGTAATGGAACCGGAAGGCAGAGCTTGTGCGCTGAACATGATAAGGCGCATTATTGCGAGTTCGATTCTCGCACCCCGACCCAATTTGAGAGATTTGGTCTTCGAGAACGGGGAACTATAGGCCCCTAAGCGTAGAAGATGCGACGAGCAAACCCGAAGTCCTGTTATGGTCGGCGACGGGGAGTAGGCAAAAAGCTCTAGGCCGACCGCCAATTTGAGAGGCGAATGTACAGAAAACGCCGGAATGTATGCAGACAGGAGGGGTGATGATTCATAAATGTGAAATGCCGAAGCAGCCGTGCAGTTGCCATGCTTGCGACGTCCCGCACAAGTGTTGCTATACCCCGAAGCCGAAGGCTCGGGTAGATAATGGGTTTTATTTCTTTAATGGAATTTCTATCCCTGATTCTGCTGGTTTTGTTATTCCTGTCTGCCAAGCGCACGTACGTGAAAATCCCATGAAGCCGAAGGAGGTTAAGTGCGTAAGATGCACGACATTTATGGGACCTCTAGGAGATTGCTCTTGTGCTCCCCCGCTCCCTGCGGAGGTGGAGAAAGCTATTGAGAAGGCGGCAGATCAAATCTGGTTCGGTCCATTAATTTCTCATTCCGGCCTTTCCCCAATACTCCGCGCCCTCGCCCACCTCGCACGGAAGGCGAGATGATGACTGATAACGAAATCAATGAGGCGGTAGCGAGGAAGTTGGGGTGGGTATTAGGACTTCAATTCTGGAACCATAAGGACAAAGGCTATCTGCTTAGAAATCCACCCCCCTACTCCACCGACATCAAGGCGGCGTGGGAAGTGGTGGACTACGTTTGCGCTAAAGGATACTCTGTAACGGTAGGTCAAAACCCATGTAGGTGCTTGATTTGGAAAACGCATGAAGACTTTAACTCTATAGCCGAAGCCGACACCGCCCCGCGTGCGATCTGTGAAGCTTTCCTTAAACTGCCATGAGCGTCATCCGCCTCGCCAAACACCCCAAGGTGGCCTTCTGGAAGCAGCAATGGGAGCACGAAAAGTGCCATCCGATGCTCCACGTCTGGAAACGCTCGTCCGAAGATAAAGACAAGTGTTACTGCGGTCGCAAGACGCTAAAGGCCACCATGAGAGCGTTTGTGTTTATTGAGGCGAAGTGATGAGTCACGGAGGAGCAAGGGCGGGAGCGGGACGGCCTCGGAAGTTTGTGTGTCCACGCTGTAAGTTCTTTCAGAAGTTAAAAGGCCGAAGTTATTGTGGAGATTGCGAGTCAACGCTCAATTCAATCTGGCGGCTAAAAAGGAGTGCTATGACAGAAGACGAGATTCAAAAGCGCATTAAAGAATTGCCCGGCAAACGGTACGAGAAGCGCGGACAGCCGAAGAAAAAGATGTGTCCGAAGTGTGGGAAGCGCGAGAAGTCACTGAATCTGGCTTACTGTAAGCCCTGTCGTTTAAAATACTGCAACGACTACAAGGCCAAGCGGTTGCGCGGGAAGACCTACTCCGGGGAATTTTCCTGTATTACAACCGACAGTCTTGAAGCGTCTTTGGACCGGATGTTTGAGAAAAAGTAGATGTAAACAAAATCATTGAAAAATTCGCAATCGCGCAGTATACTAGACACAATAATGGCCGATATAGGAACCCCCGATACGGGAAACTCCAAGAACGCTGGCATGCAAGACCAGATGGCGTTCAACTCCTCATTTTTGCAATCGGCGTCCTTCGACAAAGACAGCAATCAACTGACCGTCAATTTTAAGTCCGGGTCGCAGATCGTTTATCAAAGCGTCGATGCGTCAACGTGGGAGTCGTGGAAGCTTCATCCATCCAAAGGCAGTTTCTATTCCCGGTTCATCAAGAAAAACGAGTTAGGGTCAGAGGTACAGTCTCCGTTAAAAGTCAGTGATTTCACAAAAGCCAAAGAGGGGAAAAACAAATGGCAGCGTCTAACAAAAACCGCGTCGTTACGAAGAGGCTGATACCGTCAGTTTTGCCGGACATGTCGCCGGATCAACGGGCGGCGTATGATTTGAAGGCCAAGAAAGAAGCGCAAGACCGCGCGGACGCTATCGCGGCAGAAAATCTTATTCCAGCAGAAGCTTCCGTGACGTTGCGTTTTCGATTGTGTAAGCATGGCCGGCACTGGCAATCTTACGCTTACGACGAGTATCGCAAGCGGTGGGATGGTCTTCTTCCAGCACCGTCATTGCTCAGTTCAGCGCTTGGCGTCTTAGAATCGGAAATGTATCGTCAAAGCGTGGGGGTTTAAATCATGAATGTGTTCTATCGCTTAGGGGAATGGTGGGAAAGCCGGCGCAAGGTGTTGTGGGATGAACACATAGACGACATCGAGAAGCTTGAAGCCATCATCAAGAAGCAAAACGACAAGATCAAGGGCTTAGAGCTTGGGATTAAAGAGTCCCAGACCATTCCTACGTCAATTGGCAACGAAATAAAAGCGCTGCGGATTCGTGTGGATCAGATGGAACTCTACGTCGGATTGAAACGCGAGAAGAAACCCGAAACGGTCCCGGGAGCTGCAAGGATTTCATGATGGAAGCCAACATCAAGCCGGTCTATTTATCGGAGCCGGTCGCGCCCACGGTTCGACAAGTGACATGGTGGGACGTGGTGCGTAATGCCATCTGGAACGCCGCCCGTCGTCCTCTGGTGCGCATCCGACAGCGACAATTGCGCTCTTTAGCCAGTGACGTCAAGAGCGACCTTGTCATTGACCTGTTGCCATTCCTTTGGCAGGTCCGCTATGCGTGTCAGCCTTGCCGGGAAGCGTATTCGTGCTTGCACTCGGAAGTGTTTGTCTCATCTATCAAGCTGATTTTAACGCGCATGAAGTGCGAAGACCATGCGGAGTGGTACGACGCCTTTCTGTCAAAGTACAAACACAAATTTGACCGAAACGACGCGATTTCTAAATGGATAAATGGGCTATGACTGTACAGGAATACGAAGCGTTAACGCCATATCAAAAAAGCGTTTATCGTCTTTTGGAAAAACTACTGGAGGAGATCAAGGCGTTGCGCGTTGATTCTACGATATGACTTTTTGCCGATCATGCGACAAGGCAATTGAAGCCGGGCATACGGTGGTGGGCCTTCCGGTCATCCGCATCCAAGCGGAAGGAAAAAGCCAGTTAGCCGGGACTGAGGTTCTTTTCCATTTGCATTGCTTTTTAAAGCATTTTGGTAAGGAAAAGGTGAAAATCATTACAGGTCAACCACAATGATTACCAAGGAGAACCGAGCGCATGGCGGTCCGAGGCCGAATTCAGGGCGTAAAAGTGAAGGATTTAGGAAAAAGTGCGCAGAATTGGCTATGTCGCCCAAGTTCTTCGCGTTTGCCAAAAAGGTCTTTGACGGTGAAGCAGTTGAGGAGCGCGTCGCGAAAGATGGTGGCACTATCTTTATCCAAGCCTCTGTTGGTGATCGTGTTTACTTGTGGGAAAAGCTCGCGGCCTACGGATTTGGAAAACCCGCTAACGAAGTGGATTTTTCAGAAATCGCGGGGCCGGTGCAGAAGCTCATTGACCAGAATCAAGCCTTGCGCATCATACAGGAGATGAATTTTGCTGACAGAACGGGAGAAGCAGATAGGGGCACGGCTAAGTTGGGAAACGGGAATTCTGAGGTTCAAGCTAAAGAAGCCCCAACACCTCGGATATGACAAGTTTTACACAAAGCGCCCATCTCGAAAGCTGTTACTCGTCGAGGGCCGACGTTGCCGAAAGTCCACGCTTTTGCTCATACTGCACGCAGAAACGAATATTAGAACTGCCGGAGTACAGACGGCTTATGTCGCCCCCGTTGAGAAAGGCTTGGCAGATTACATTACGCCTATTATCGGCGTCGTTTTTTCTGACTGTCCTGACGACCTACTTCCCCGATACCGCGACAAGAGCAACGACTTACTTTTTCCTAACGATTCCCGCGTCGTATTTAATGGGTGTAATATGCGTCAGTATCGCTATATGCGTGGTCAGAAACTGGCGCTGGCAACAGTTGACGAGATGGCTGAAGTCGATGATCTGGAGGCCGCAGTAGATGACGTTCTATTCCCTGCGGTATGGGATTCAGACGGAGAGATGGTTTTGTCTGGAACTCCCCCTCCTATCCCTTCTCCAGATGATCCTGTTGTACGTTACGTTGAATCCGCAAAGCAGCATGACAGCTATGTTCATGCGACTGTTTACGAAGCTGGATACTCTCATGACAAGATTGCCGAAGCGCTCAGGGAAACCGGAAAAGGTGAAATAGGTGAAAAAGAGTCTAACGTCATTGCCAAAATATGTGATCCGGCGCGAGGACACTCGGTCACCCAAATCTACGAGTATGCTAAAGAAGAAGGTATCGGGAAAGAGTACCTCACGCGCTTTATGCGGGAGTTTATGGCGTGGTTCGTCCGGGACGAAACCTATGTCATTGTCCCAGAGTTCGACGAAGGATTACATGTCCGAGCCGCTCCGACTCCCATCGGGTACGACCTCTTGTACAAAGCGTCAGGATCAGACCTTGGCGTTGCCGACAAGACCGTTGAGGTGTTCGCTTATTATGACTTTCAAAGGGCGAAAATCGTTGTACAGCGTGAATTCTGGATCGAAGGGGCTGACGTTAGAACCGATATCTTCGCCGCTCGACATAAAGCCGTGGTTACCGAAATTGCGTGGGGTAATGATTCAAGGCACACCTACTGGTCGGATAATTCTAACCTCATGCTTCTCAATGACCTTGCAGCCCTCCACAATGTTCACATCGGAGCTACCGAGAAGGAGAACAAAGCGGAATGGTTGAATCTGGTTCGGATTCTCTTAAAGCAGAACAAGATCGAGATCGACCCGTCTTGCAAGCTTCTCATCGCCACACTGAACGGTGCGTTCTGGAAGGATGCCAAGAAATTGGACTATGGCCGGTCAAAGGCTCTCGGGCACATGGACGCTTTAGACGCCTTGCTCTATTGCGTGCGAAATCTCAACATGAGCACCAACCCCTTCCCGGTGAACTACGATTTGACGAGGGGCGTCGTGTACGATAGCGCGAACCATATCTATCCTGAGAATTGGAACAAGAAGGCGCACACAGACGAGGGCCGCGCACTGGAACGGATTTTCAGCAAGGAACGATTTAGTAAGAAGCCAAAGGGCAGCCAGATCATGGGGGGATTGTGACACCGACAGAAAAGCTGGCGCGTGTCGCAAAGTTGTGTGAAGAACTCGAGAACGAGGAAATGCCGGTTCTTGTCGAGTCGCGCATAGCGGCACTTGCAAAAGAGTTGAAAGTCAACCCTTTTCAATGTGCCTTGATCTATTGGGCGCTGAAGGGGAAAGGTGATCTTTTCTCGATGTTCGGTCCTGACGTCAAAGTCAGATTTAGGGCTCGATAAGGATAATTCAAATGCAACTAAACGACATTCCGACACCCGCACAAGACCCCACCCCTGTATCACAGCAGGTCATGGACACCCAAGAGATGACGCAGCCGGATAACAAGCTGCGGGAAGCCCTGAAAGACTATTGGGCGTTAAAGCCGACGCGGGAATGTATCAACTCTCTCGTTAAGAAGGCCCGGCAGTATTACGGTTACTTAAACGCGACCGGCAAAATGGCGCTCATGCGTCTGTGCTATGAGCAGTACAATCGCGGGTTTATCACGCTGGCGTCTATGTCGAGGAGCGGGATCGAAGGCGAACTCATCAACCTTCCCATCAACGAATTCCGCAACCTTGCCGACCACGTGATTGGCCTGACGACTCAGGAAAAGCTGGCGTTTGAATCGCAGCCGGTCAATAACGACTATTCGACGTCCGCGCAGGTGACGCTTTCGGACAGCATCCTTGCCGATTACGCCAAGAATAAGGGCATGGGCTACACCACCGACCGCGCGACTGAGAACGCTTTCATCTTTGGTGAAGGATCGACCCTGAAACTCTGGGACGAGTCCATCGGTGACCTGAAAGCGGTCGATACCGGAGCGCAGAAGATTTACCGCAACGGCGACGTGACGTTTGTAGAGCTAGACCCCACGAACCTGATTCGTGATATTCATGTCCAGTCGTTTAAGCAGAACAATTGGTTTACGGCCCGGATATTCGTCAACAAGTATGAGTTGGCCGCGGCCTACCCGGACAAAGCCAGCGAAATCTGTGAGCGCTCTATCTCTCAGGATTGGGACAATACGCGCCTGACAACCAATTCGTCGGATGATTGCGACCTGATTCCGCTTTATCTGTGGTTCCATCGCCAAACAAACGCGCTTCCTTTTGGCCGGAAAATCTTCTATATCGACTCCGACTTGTGGCTGGAAGACGGGGCCTTGGATTACCGGGAAATCCCCATCTATACGAACATGCCGGCTCCGGTACAGGGCTTAAACTTCGGATACACCGTCGCTTATGACTTGCTCCCGCTGCAGCAGTTCATTGATATCTTGGCCTCCGGCGTAGCGACCAACGTGTCCAACTTTGTGGTGACGAATATCCTTGTGCCGGATAACTGCAATCTGGGCGTGGCTGACATCATTGGTTCTATGAACCTCCTGAAGTACAACCCGCAGGTCGGAAAGCCGGAAGCCTTAAACCTTGTCTTGACGCCGCCGGAGGTGTACGCGCTCTGGGACCGGGTTATTCAGCGCATGGAAACAATCGCCGGCATCAACGCGCAGATGCGTGGTTCCCCGGACGAGAACATCAAATCGGGGGCACAGTCCGCGCTTCAAGACGCCAGAGCCATTCGGTTCAATTCCCGGTTCCAGAAGTCCTACGCGGAGTATTGCGCGGCGCTGGCGACCGGCGTTCTTCAGGATTTACAGGACCACCCGGAAGAAAAGCGCACCGGCCTTATCGCAGGGAAAGCCAACCGCGCCTATATGAAAGAGTTCACCGGTGCGGAGGTCAACCAGATCAAGCGCGTGAACGTGTCCTTGGGCTCGGCGTACCTGCAGACCGATGCCGGAAAGAAGGAAATCGCCGACCAAATCATGTCAACGGGGCTCATCAAAGACCCCGCGCAGTATATCGAAGTCGTCAAGACCGGCTCTTTAGAACCATTGATCGAAGGCCAGCATCGCCAGCTTATGCTCATCAAGCAAGAAAACGAGATGCTTTCGGAAGGCGGCATGGTCAAGGCGATCATGACAGACGATCATGTGACGCATATCATGGAACACGCCAACGTGGTGGCCGATCCGGCTATGCGGGTCAGCCAAGACCCCAAGGTCGCCAGCATCATGCAATCCACCCTTGGGCATATCATGGAACACATCAATCTGTTGTCGACCATGAATCCGATCTTGGCGGCGACGTTAAAGCTGCCTGTTTTGTCCCAACCACCCGCACCACCTGCGGGGCCGGCCAATAAGCCGCCGGCTCCCGGTGGCTCGCCTATTCCGGCAGCCGGAGCGCCGGGGGGTGGAGTAAAGCCAGCACAACCCGCACAAATCCAAGGAGGGGTCTAAAATGCCACCAGAATCAGCCGCGCCAGCACCCGTTACCCAGAAACCAGTCGTTGTCCCACCAGTCCCGGGGTCAGAAGGATCAGGAGCGCTTGCCAAGGGCCCTGCCGTGGGCGGGGAGGCCCCAAAAGATGTAAAGACGGTTGAGGACATGCTGGAGTTTGAATTAGACGTTAAAGGCCAAAAGCAGAAGCTTTCGGGGACCAAAGAGCAGGTCCGGGCGATGCTGCAGAAGGCGCTTTATGCCGATCAGATGATAAAAGACGCGGCACAGGCCAAAAAGGGCTCTGAAAGCCTCATGGCGAAGCTAAAGACGCCGCAGGGGATCAGGGAAGTGCTGTCGGACCCTGAAATAGGGGTGGATATTAAGACTTTGGCCTTAACGTGGG